CCTCGATGTGCTCGGTATCGCGCTCCGAGGTGACAGCAAGAACATCGCCCGTTCTGCTATCGTAAATAACCGTTTCCTTCATGTTTCTCCTTTCCGCTTACGCAATGAGTTCTATTCTTTCTACTTTCGCCAGAAAACTGCCCTGCGCTCTATCGGCTCTTCTCCGTAGGCCACCAACGGCTATCTTCACAGCGATAAAAACCTGTCTTGATAGATCAGAAATGGGAATTGTGATAGTGGAAACCCCTTTCGCACCGCTTGTTTTTTCACGAACCGGGGAAGCCGACCGATTGTGCGGAGAACCGTTTATTCTCACCAAATACGCCCTAGTGTCCTGCCACCACCGTTCCGTTGAATTCACCGCTTCGGTTCTTACCGTGATTCTGATTTCTCTAAAAGGGGTTAAGTCCACAGAAGGTGTGAAAGCCCACCACCACTCAAATCTATCTTTTGACGTGTTTCCGTCATCTTTCGGTATGAGAGGAACGACACCATCTCCGATTTGTAATGCGTTTCCACTGAGTGTTCCGGTAGCCCACCCCGACAAATGAGTACCGTCAAAGTGGGCATTTTCAAAAGGGACACAAGTGGCTGCGTAATCCGGCATCGTACCTTGTACACCGAGAATCGAAACTCCTGCTCGGATGTTCTGCGGTAACAGTGTCGGCGCTGGAGCCTGCGCCCACATTATGTCGGGGTTGATATACGAACCGCCGGGTATACGCATGAATACAACTCTTCCTCTTGCCCCGTAATCTCCTGCGAAAACCGTGTTCTCAAGAGCGTCCATCACACCCTGTCCACCGATATCTCCAGAGCGTACCCAACGCTGAATTGAGCCTTCGAAATTCATTCCCCACTTGCTCGTGCATCTTGCGCCCCGTAGTAGCTGTTCTCTCACAGCATCTCCCAGAGCACTTGAGGGCATCGTTACATGTGGATATCCATCGGGTCTTGTGTAATACGCAGAGCGCTGCGGTAAGTGAATCCAGAGCGTTTGGTTGTTTGTATCAATGCCAAACTCGCCGTGATTGTAGGAATACGCACCCTTGCCGTCACCGCTTCCCATCGTGTTGATAACGGCAATCTGTCCTGCTTTTCCGAGTACGTTGTAGCCCTGTAGCATCTTGGACGCATCAACTCCTGCCGCCTGTGCTACAGTGTCCACAGAGGCCTTCACTTCGGGTGTGCCGTATCTGCCGTTCTTGCGATATGCGCCGGGGAGCATCCCCACATGCACCAGACCATCCGAGACGGTCACGCCCGTGGTCGGCTGCTCGCCCTCACGCTCCACCATTGAACCTTCTACAAGTTCATCGTCAACGTAGGCGCTTGCTCCTACTACCATGTCGGCAGCAGTAGCCGTTGCGTCATCGGTCGGTGTTCCTCCGCCAGACTGCATTAAGATTTTTCCCATGTCACACCTTCCTTATGTTCAGCACGATATCTCGCGCAGGTTTCCGATATACTCTGAATACCAATTTACCCGCCTCAGTAATACCTGTGCCCGATGTGATAATCGAGAACGCTTTGTTGTAGGACTTCTGCTCATCGGGAAGCGCCATATCGGCAAGAGCGCTGTTGATTGTCACATTGTCATTCGCCGTGATTCCTGCAAGTGGTACGGTCTGAGAGTACGGAGCAGAATCACCTGTCCATCCGTTCGCTCTGAGTGTCACCTGTGATACGGTTTTCAATTCGGTAATCTGCGCCTGTAAATTCCCTGCTGCGTTTCCACTCAGCGTATCTCGCACCGTTGCAAACCAGGCATCGAACGCGGCCTTCTGGATTTCGGTATATCTGTCCATCGAAACCCTACCCTGCTGCTTCAATCCTTCAAAGTACTCTGTAAGCGCTTGGTATGTTTCGTCACCTTTTCCCCGGAACGCCTGTTTCTGCGAATCAAAATACGCTTTGAACTCTTCGTACAGGTTGGTACCACCGTTGAGCCGACCCATGATGTGATTCAGCGCTTCGTTCATGCGGTTGGCATCCCTCGCACCGAAGAAGGACTTCTCCTTGCCCGTATACACAGTTACGTCTTGAAACGACACCGTACCGTCACTGTTATCGACTTGACTGTACTTCTTAAGCCCCTGCCAAACCGCGTCCGTGTAATCGGTAGGTAAATTCGACCATGCCATTTATAACCCTCCCTTCATTCCGAAATTCCATGTGAACATCCGTCTACCCTCGCTCTCGTTCATCAACCTCTCATAGAGGTCTAAGATCGCACTCTCAAGACGATTGAGTTCTTTGAAATCCATCGTTTCGCCGTTTTCCACATAAGTGGGTACAGCACCGTAGTCACGATTAAGCGTTCGAGCGTTTATCGTCACAAGATTGCTTTCGAGACTATTTATCTCGTCTGCATAGAAATAATCTTTCGGTATCCTGTCCGCTCCGAGTGAAACAATGGTGAAATCTTCGTACATCTTGGTAGCCAGTTCTCGGAGATATTCAATATTATTTTTTATCCGATTGAAGTCAACCGCGTTAAATCTGTCTCCGGTGTAAACCCCTGCTACCACACCGCCTTTCCAATCGGTTTTAGGTGTAGACCACGCCATTTATCCCCCAATCCTTCTAGCCGTGATTCTGCCAGAAAACGCCTGTTTGAAGTTCAGCACTTGGTGGGTAACCCCCACTTTCATGTCATTTCTGAACTCGTTTTCTTGATAGATAATATCCGTGGTGTCCAGTTCCGGGTTTCCACGGGTGTCATATTCGTACTCAACCCCTGCCGTATAATACTCTGCGAGCCATTTGGCGAGGTCGTTTGCCATTGCGAGGTCGTTTATCAGCGGATTCTTCCAAATAACAGATTTACCGGTTGTATTGAGCGTCACCGTTGCGTGCTTCTCAATCACTCTGTACTGTCTACCTGTTATCTCCAGTTTGTGTGCTCCGCTTACGTTGAATCTCACGGTTATGAAGAAATCACCGCTTTCGACCACCTCTACACCGTGTTCCACACCGTCTAACTTCACCCTGTACCCATAAGAAGGTTCTTGAATGTAATACGTCTCGGTCTTACCCGCAACCGTCTCCGTTTCCTCGTAAATGAGGTTATCCTCTTTGGTGTTCTCTTGATACAGATAGCACGGAACAACAATGTCCTTCACAAGTTCGAGTTTCGTTGCTCTCGGGAACGACAACATGTCTCTACGATTCATGGTGAAATCGGCAACATCGGTGAGGCTTAAACTGTTCAACACGATACGGTTATTTGGTTCATCCGTCTTAGTAAATTCGATTTTCATCACATCGAAATCATCAAATTCTCTGAGAACAGTGGTGGTTTTATCTATTTCATCATGCCCCACTTGATATTCGTTTACGAATTCTTCCCCGCGATATATTCGAATGATAAATTCAGACGGTAGCGTAGATCCAAACTCCAGTTTCAAACCGTAGTAGGCTCTGATTGCTTCCATCCTTACGGTGACAACCGGATTTTCTGTGAACGTTCCGTCTGTCCCGGAAACGGCTCTGGACACGTAACCCGTGTTGATTCCCGGCGCTCCGTCCCTCTGTAAGAAGTGCATCGAAGCGTCTACCTCTGTATAGTTACCCGCAAGCGTTGCATATTCCTCTTTCGTGCTATCGTTCAGCACGTTCTCCGCTCTTGAATAACTCTCTTCTCCGTTCGTGCTAATTGTGCTTTTCGGCATGAAGTTGGACTTAATCTGTATCTTCCCATCACGCGAAACGGTTAAAATGCACCTACAGGCGTTTGCGATAATCTGCAAGGCCTCTTTGTATCGCACCCTCGGTATCGGGTTGTTCGTGTACAACGTCTTAAGGCGCGGGTCGAGATAGTACTCCTTCACCTTCGCCTCTTTTAATACATCCTCTGCAAGTTCGTAATAACTCCTTGCTGCCGCCCTATACCGTCCCCGTATGTACTCACCGCCCATGTTTCGGAACACGTCTTGACAGCGGATAACGGCTGTGTGATCGTCACTTTCCCACTCAGAGCAGAGCAACCTCGCGCCCTGCACCCACTCCACATTGGGTGAACCTGGTGTTTGATATCCGTACATGATGTTCATTTCCTGCCCGGTCTCTAGGAAATTCACCGCCGAGTTCGGGTTGTCCACATTAAAATAGTGGTCGTAGTTTTTCAATGTTACCGAGAAATCAAACTGCGGTATCTCCGCACCTATCGGGGAAACGTAACTCTCAAGAGTTGAGTCGATTACAGCATCGTTGTGATACACAAGGCCGTAACCAAAAACGATTGAGTAAATTCGCAATCGACTCTGCGTGTTTTTCATTCTACGGAACACCATTCGTACACTCTGTGTGTTCGAGAGGACTTCCTCGGTGCTCCATCGTTCCTTGTTGTTATTTCTGAACTCTAGCCGTTGCCCGGTACTTCCCACAATGTCAAAATCCACGGGGTAATTCTCACCAAAATCAATGGTGAAACCCTTGATGTTAATCGGCAACGAACTGAGGAAAATTGTCATTTCAAAAGGCTGTTCCGATACCAACTTGTTCGACACAACCCCCGTATCATAAAATCCTGCCCCCGCGTTGCGGGGGAGGAAATACATCGATCCATCGACCCTTGTGAAGTTCTCTTCAAGGGTAGCGTAAGCGAGCGCGTCCTTTCGCTCACGAAAAACCGTTCCGTTATTCGAGAACACCGCGAAATCACCGTTCTGAATTCTCGCATTCGCCTGTGCCTCTTGATTCATTAGGCCGAAAGAAATCATTATGTATGCTCTCTCCCGGAGGGAGGATTTCATGCTTTTCTTATATGCTTTTGATACGCGCTGCATATCCCCTCCCTTACTCTCCTGTGTCTATGAGATTTACCTTACAGTTGCGATAGTGTGTCGGTGTGCCGTCCTCGGTTACCCAATACGGCTCACCTGTTCGGTCGCCGCAATACATGCGGAGCGTTTTTCGGGTGTTGGTTACAGGGTCATTGAATGTGACATTCACAAAGAAGTCATTTAGAAGTGACAATATCCCTTCCCATTGTTCGGCGGTAAGCCAGGGCCATTCGAGACCATCGATCTTGTACTGATCTCGCCCAACCCTCTGTCCTACCACCGCCCCATTCGCGTCTCTTCCACTGTCAACCACCGTGGTTACAATCACGCTCACCCCCCGCTTGCAGGGGGGCAGTTCGTGACCGTTAATTGTTAAATAAGCCATAACCGCCCTCCTTTTAATCGGTGAAGCGATAGCCGTCAGCGTCCTTCTGCGTGGTAACAGCATCCGTTACGGTACGGTTGCCAATTTTCACCACGGTCTGCTCGTGCTTATCTGCCTGTCTCTTGGTATCGTTTGCTATATCCTTGAGCGTAGGCTCAAGATACTCATGGTAGAAATCGCGCATGTTTCGATAGAAAGTATCGTCTGTGTCAACCCCCTCTCTCGACCGAGCCGTGTTTTCGTACACACTGTTCGCCAAAGATTTACCCGGATCGAAACCTGTTGCGCTCGCCAAGACCATATTTTCGTTGATTTCAGCTGCGTTCACGTTGATTGCATTGATAACCGCGTTAGCACTTGTTACCATATCTCTCGACATGGTTCTCCAATATCCACCAAACTGCGACATACCGCTGACAATAGATTCAAGCATAATTGCCCCAAGCTGGAATCGGTTGATTACCTCGGTTCTACCGTTCACATGACCCACAAGTTCAGCGCCACTCTCTCCGGCTACGAACATCGAACCGTGTGCTCGGTTTGTACCACCTGCGTACTTCGGCATTGCTTTCCAGGAGTTCGCTGTGATAACAGCCCCCGTGGCTGCTTTTTTGAGTTTCTTTGTCCGGTTAGACCGAACGGGGTCTCCATCCGAGGTGGTCAGCTTGTGATTAAGACCGTCTGTAAGACTGTTGATCCCATTTGTAACCGCGTCCCACGCGCCTTTTCTAAGATTCACGGTAACATCAATCTGATTTGTTCCAATCCAATCTTTGACACTTGACCATCCGTTTTTAACTAACGAAACCCCTTGTCCGATAGGCGGTAACTCGCCAATCCAACCCTGCACGGTTTGCCACCCGCTCTTAATGAGAGCAATGGCCTGTGATAAAACAGGAATATGACCAATCCAGTTATTCACAGTGTCCCACCCCTGTTTCACAAGGTTAATCCGCTGTGAGAGGGTGGGTATGTCTCCCACCCATTCCTTAACGCTCGACCACCCGGACTTAGCGAGTTCGATTGCTTGGTCTAAGGTGGGAATCTTTCCAATCCAGTTCGCCACCGTGTCCCAACCTTCTTTAGCAAGACCTATCGCCTGTTTGAGCGGGGTAATCTTACCAATCCACCCGTTCACCGTAGACCAACCGTCTTTCACAAGTTTGACAATGGTTTCAACTTTCAACCCGTCTCGGGTTTCATTTGCCCACCATGCCTTTGCGTTCTCCCACATTTGGGGAGCGTTGTTGGTAAGACCTATTGCAACGTTGAGCTGCTTGTTGTTTTTAAGTGCGTTTTCAATCGGGTTGAGTACCGTGTTTCTTACCCACGATTTTGAATCGACAAAATTATCACCGAACCCCTTCTTAAAACTAAGTCCGCAATCCTTTCCCGATTCGCGCAACTTCTCTTCGATGCTTTTCATGTCACCATTGGTAAAGTAATCGTATACATCACCTGCCCAATTCGTGATATGTGTGGCTGCTTCGTCAAGCACTTCCCCAACAAAACCGGCAAACCCTGCGAACAGTTCGGCGGCCTTATCAAGTCCCTCTTTGATTTTGGTTTGAATAGCATCCCAATCGAGATCGGCCTTACTTACAAGACTCGCCGCGCCAACGGCTAGCAAAGCTAAACCTAAAGGTAATCCAAACGGTGTGAAACAAAGTATTAAGCCTAGCGGAATGAACGCCTTCTTGGCTATCTTGTGAATACCATCCAGGACTCCACCGATTTTACTCTTTATGAACTCCCAGTTCATGGCTATTCCGGAAACAATCCCCACCGCTCCCGCTGCTATGAGCGCAATACCAAACGGTAATGTTGGTGGCGAAAAGCAGAGAATGATACCAAGCGCCAGAAGAGCGGCCCCCACGGGTACACCGATATCTTTTAGAACACTTTTAACCTTATTGGTCAAGTAATCCCAATCGGGGGTAACAGCGTGTGCTAATCCCACCGCGCCCACTGCTATTAAGCCCAAACCAACCCAGGTGGCGACTCCGCTGAGTGCTAACGCCAAACCGATACCAAGCACTGCCACGCTTGCTATAGCCTCAAGCTTCTTTAACTTGTTTTCGGTTTTTCCGGTAAGGCTTCCCCAATTAAGGGTTGCGGCAGAAGCAATACTTGTCGCTCCTGCAATCATCAAACCGATACCAAGCGGTATAGCACCACCACTGAACGCAAGGACTGCACCCACACAAAGAGCTACACCCACTCCGACCCCTATCAGACCCATCGCTTCTTTGGTCTTGTCGGACAACTTGTTCCAGTTTAATGCTACGGCGCTACCGAGCATGGTCGCACCGGCTATCATCAAACCGATACCGAGGGGGATTCCCCCGCCACTGAACGCTATCACAGCGCCGACAGCCATAAGCGCAGCACCGATTGCACCTTCAATCAGTGACAATGCGTTTGTCAAATCTCCATTCAATGCTTTCCAGTTGATTGCAACGGCAGTACCAAGCATAACCGCTCCCGCAATCATCAATCCGACACCGAGGGGTATATTCCCACATGTGAACGTTAATATTGCACCGACTGCCAACAGAAAGCCACCTAACACCGCTGTCAAAAGTGACAATGTTCTGGCTAATCGGTCTGACATCTTGTTCCAGTTCAAAGCGATTGTCGAAACCAAACCGGCTGCACCCACTGCCATGAGAGCCACACCAAGCGGAATATTCACACCTGTTGCAACCAAAATTGTTCCGATGGCAAGTGCAAAACCACTGGCGACTGCTGTGATTTCCCACATGGCATCCTTTATCATGGCTACAATGGAGTCCACTCTTGAGGAAACAGCGTTACCAAGGAAATCATAGGTGGGAAGCGGTATATCAAAACCGCCGCCCCCTCCGACTCCTCCACCGCCGCCTCCGCTACCACCCCCTGCGGAATCGTCATCGCGAGAGATGATGTTCAACTCATCGATACCAAGCAATGCGTTTTTCAGCTTCTTTGCCGCCTTACCTGCTTTACCGAGTCCACCTGCTGCATCATCTGCGTTATCAGCCAGCGCTCCGGCCGCGCTTGCTCCCGCTGAAACACCTCCGAAATCAACATCGGGCATCTTAAATCCAAACAGGCTTGCAATGCTCTGAGCCAACAACCGTATAACCTTCGCTATTGCGATTGCATATGGTAACACCGCGTTGAGAATTGGGATAAATACAGTACCCAGTGCTCTGGAGGCTTGTAAAACCTGCGCTTTCAAGATTCTAAGCTGATTTGCCGGAGCGTTCAGTGTTCTCCCCATGTCACCTTGCGCGATAGTAACCTGTGTCATAATCGCATGGTAACGTAGTTGCGACTTCTCGGCTTGTGTCATGGCAGACACGCGTTTTGTAATACCGAGCGCCAAGGCCTCTTCCTGTAGTCTCGCAACTGAGAGATCGTAACCGAGTCTACGAAGCGGCTCGAGTTCTCCGGAGATACCAGAGGACAACTTCTTCATCGAGTCATCAAACGAAATGTTTGCAAAAGAAGATAGGTCGTAACCAAGCTGTGTGAGATTTTGAGACATTACATAGGCTTTATCGCTTGCAACACCGAAACCGGTGATAATGGTGTTGAAGATACCTTGATTACGCATGAACTCGCCGGGGTCGATACCCATCACCTCACCGACTTGCTCGGCGTATTCTTTAGCCTGTCCTGCGTACTCACCCATAGAAATGGTGAACAGGTTTACGTCCTCAATGTACTGATTGGAAACATCAACCCATCCCCCCACTTTGTTAGCAATCTTTGGTGCAATATTTTTATATAAATCAACCAAAGCGTTTAACTCAAGGTAAGACTTTTTAGCCTTTTCGTTACCTTTAGCGACACCATCCGTCTCCTTTGCCACACGATTCAGAACATTCGGAAGAGATTTAAATCTATTTGTGACTTTGTTTACATTGTGGGAAAGCGGGGTGAGGGTTGAGTTCAGCGATTTAATACGATCTTCGAAACTCTTCCAATTCACCTTTTGCAACCCTTGAGCGGCAACCGGGACATCTTTCAATGCTCTTATGATTGACGGCAAGCCCGAGGATTTACTAATGTTATCAAGCGATTTGAGCTTGTCACTAAGTTCGGATAGTTTGGTTCCAAATTCCGTTAGGTTAACACCGTTCAAAGAAGCAACCGCGCCTGGGAGTTTATTTAATTCCCTTATGATGGAGGCTAGTCCAGAGGCCGTGGTCACGTTTGACAATTCACCAAGACTGTGTCCCAGTTCTCTCAGAGGTTCAAAATCGATACCAACTAACGAAAATGTGGCTCCACCGAGGTTTCTAATCTGATTGGCAAGAGTGGGAGAAAGCTTAACACCGTTCAGTGCTCTAAGTTTAGCAAGGCAACCAATAAGTTTATCAACCTGTTCAATTTGTGAGACATTTGCATCACTCACAGCGCCGTTCAGATTTTTAATCTGTGTCGTGATACCGTTGAGACCCACGCCGCCTCTTGTGGCATTTTTCAAACGAGATAAAGAAGCAGAAAGGGCATCAATTCCAGAAACCGCCTGTGTTGATTTAGATTGTATTTCAAGTTCAAGTTGTTCAATCGTCACTGACACCCGTCTCACTTCCCTTCTTCGTATTTAACTCGCTTTGTACCATCTGCATCTGCATGTATCTCAACGCTCTATCAGATTGCATCTTTTCTTTCTTACGTTCCGCTTCCTCTAAATCTTGTTTGTTGATCGGATACGGCTCTTCGACATAGGGTTGCGGTTTGATTCCCTTTTTACCGAACGAACTAAACAGGGGTGCAAGGCGAGACATTGCATCGTATATATACATACCCTGCAACCATCTCTCTTGGTTCATTCGCTCTTTTCGTATTTCATCTGCTTCACGATAATACTTAACGAGCGTACAATCCCTGTTCCAATATTGCTCTTCCGTCATGCCTATCGATAAATAATAGGGGAACCTAGCATAGAAGATTTCCGTATAAGAACGGAGGGCAGAGCGACCATCGCGCTCGCCCTCCTGCTTAACGGACTTATTTACAGACGGCGAACTATTTACCAGTTCACCGTCCAGTTCACGTTTCCCTCTTTCTCGCTCGGTTCGTCAAGGAGGGTCATGATCGGCTCGTTGTACATCTCAGCGAGTTTTGCGATCAGATTCTCCTTATCGGACATTTTCGAGAAAATCTCATCGATAACTTCCTTCTTCTCGAATCTGTGATGTGCAAGGAATGCTCCCTCGAACATCATCGGAAGAACCGTCATGGGCTTCGTATCGGCATCTGCTGCAACAAAACCTCTCTTCTCCATTTCCTGCACGCTTTTACGCGTGTACTCCAGAACGTAATCCTTACCCTTGTAGGTAAACTCCAGTGTCTTTGCCATTTTGATAATCTCCTTTTTCTTTAGGTGTCCAGAGTGATAACCGAGGACGGCGCAATCGTGATGGTCATATCAACAACCTCGTTCGTGCCGCCACCGTTCGCGTAAACCGAGAGAGATCCCTTGAACTTAAACTTACCGTTGCTGCCGGTCGGAGTAAGGACACCTCCCGTTTCCGAACCTCCGAGCCAAACCGCGTACTCCTTCTCCTCACCCTCGATGGCCTTGAGAGCCTTGTAATCGTCAAGCGAATAATTCGCCTTGAACTCAAGAGCATCGAGAGACTGAATACCCTGGATGTGAGTCTGCATGTTGTCAGACAGAGTGGTAGTCTCCAACATCTCCGGTGCACCACCGAGGTCGGGGAACTCCTTAATGTCAATCAGCTTCTTCCATGCGGTCGTGTCCTTCTGCATGAGGAAACTCTTGTAGGTGCTAATAGCCATGTGTGTTTACCTCCTGTAAATTGTGTTGTCCTTGGAAACAATGGCTCTGTACCGAGCCACCATTCTATAGATTGTTGCATTACCCTCGTTCGGAACGGGGTTAAGCAGTGTTCTTGTGAAACCCATTCTTTCCATTTCTGAATCGATAATCGCCATTATCGCCTTGCACTCGCTCTTCTTACCGGCTGTCTTGTTTGAATAGACATTGGCCTCGTAGAGAACTTGTACATGGTTTTCAATCGCCCCGGAATCCCGCGTGTTTCTGTACACTTGGTTATCCGTTTCTATGAGAGACACACAGGGGAATGACGGAGGGGATTTCACATACTCTCCTGTCATATAAACCTTGGGGTACTTGTCTCTCACCATGGTGGCAACGCGTGTGAACACTTCTGATTCAATATCAATCATCCGAACACCTCCTTCGCTATTGCCACAATCTCATCACACACGACCATTACAGCCCGTGCCATTGGCATTTTGGCAGGTGTACCGTGGGTTAGTTTGAGTTCTCCGTTTTCAAAGAATCCCCAAACCTCTTTCTTACCACGCCCCTTACCAAAACCACCTATCGTCAATCCCATTTCTGCCCCACGGGGGTGAGGGGAAGTCCCGGGCGAACCGTTGTGATAAACACCCGCGCCAAACTCAACCCAAACGGCATCGTCTCCGCTCGCTATCACAGCTGTAATCGAACCTCTTGATTCTACGGTTACATCGACCTCTGCAATCCTCGCACCACCTGTAACCAGATCATCAACGATTGCTCCGTTGAAACCGTTTTGTGCTTCTTCTTTCAGCCGTTCAGCAACCCTGTCACGTAATAGGTTTGTTTTCTCAACAACCTCTTTCTTGTACGCTTCCAGTTCCTTAATTGCCCTCTCGACCTCGCTCTCAGACAATGAAAATGAAATGGTTCTCTTACCCACTTACATTCACCTTGCTGATAGCTACAGATACACCGTTGAGGCTCTTAGCCACTTTTCTCACAACATAATCGAATGGTGTTTTCACCTGTCCGTTATCGTTAGTGGCTAGAGCACCTTCGGTGTCTACCTCCGGGATTCTGTCCACCCACAACACCGTGTATTCGTCAATCGGCGGCGCGTCCCAACCCATGACAATAACCTTGTCGTAGTTCTCGGTCTCTCCAAACTGCCGTGTGTAGGTTTCTCCTTTAGCGGCAGAAATGTTTGCCGAGTATTCAATTGGGTTCGTTCTTTGAACGTCATACTCGCCTATATCATTGCCGTACTCGTCAGTCCTAGGCGTTTTGTCTCGGTATAGAGCGTAGAAAAACTTAACCTTGTTGCGTTCCAGTGTTCTCATGCTCCTACCTCACTTCGGTATTCCGCAGCGGGGCACAACCTGTTTGAGCATAGACACCGGAACATCCGCGTTTTCATAGGTTCTCGAAATACCGTTCTCAGTGTGTACCGTCTGCCCTTCTGCACCACGTTTATTGAGCATATATGCGGCGATTTCACACTGTAACGTCTCATACTCTGCGGGAACGTCCATGACACTGGAATCATACGGAAACGCTCTGTTGATGATTTTCCGTCCCGCCAAAGTGAGATAGGTGGACAGCACTGTGTCTGTGTCGTTTTCACCAACCAGTGCTTTCAACATTGTCAGCTTTTCCTCATTGCTCATGCTGCCCACCTCCGATCACTTATGCCTTCTCGAAAAGACCCTCGGTCTTGGGGTTCGTGGTGGCCGGGGTGACCTCCATGAAACCAGAATCCAGTTCCTTGTAGTACTGCTTACCGCTCGTCACCGTAGTGTCGTTCGTCTTGACAACCTTACCCTTGATAACCTTAACGGTCTTGGTTGCGTCCGTAAGAGCCGGGATGTAGTACTTGCGAGACCAGATCTTGTTCTCTCTCGTGTCCGGGTTACGATCGGTCTCAACTTCGACACCCTTCTTGATTAACATGGTTACAGCTTTCTTGGTAGCAACGACAATCGTGCCCTTCGCAGCGTTCTTCTTGGTGTAGAGATTCACACCGCCGACCGTTCCGACATAGCCGGTTCTTGCAAAAGCCTCCACATACTTGAGACTCTCTTTGAGTTCCTTACGGAGCGCAGCCATGTCAACCGGGTGAACGAATGCAAACGTGATCGGCGCAACCTTGCTCGGGTCGTTGTCGCCCTCTTCGATGTTGATTGCAGCGATTGCATCGACAAACGAATCGAAATTGATAGTCTCGGAGAACACAACCAGGTTACCCTTCATGTACTCACCGTACACGTCCTTATTTACGGTGTTGAACATGTCTGTGCCCATGTGCTTGGTACCGGTCGGAACAAGCATCGGGTCGGTCATTTCCTGCTCGTCATAATATTTGAACTCGTTCTGTGCAAGCTGAATCTCGTACTCTCGCTCTGTAAAACTCACCTCGATGGACTTGGTATTACCCTGGCCCATTGCAAGCTTCTCCGTGGCATTCGTAGCGCGATAGACGTTAATCTTGCGCTTCATACCCGCCGTGCCGACAAGACTGTCATCCACGGTGCAGAACTGCTGCAAATTGAGGTGAGAATCGAACTGATCGGAAATCTCGTTGGACAGATAAAAATTACTGTAAATAGTGTGAGCCATTACTCATTACCTCCGCTGTTAGTGTTGTAGAGCGCCGCATACTCTTCGGGATTGCTCACAGAGAAAGCGTATCTCTCCTGCGAGGACAAACCACGGAATCGCTCCAGTGTCATCGTTTTCGACTCCCCGTCCGGGACGGGTCTCGGTGTGTCCTTAAGGGCTTCTGCGCGAACCCTCTTCTCGACACTTTCAAGATGTTTCCTCTGAGCCGCAAACACTGCCTCGGTATCACCGTTCACCATCGCTTCTGCCGTGGTCGCCGCAAGGTTCTCTTCGTAGCCCATTCCGAGTAGCTTTGCTTTGCACTCGGAAATCTCGGTCTTTTTGAGCAACGCCTCGTACTTGGACTGCAACTCTTCCTGCTTCTGCTGCTCCTCAAGTTTCTGCTGCTCTTCTGCGCTCATCTTCTCTCTGAGTTCTCGCTTCTTAGCGGCGAGTTCGGAAGCAACCTCATCAAACCTGGACTTCTTGATATAACCCGTGTAATCCGGGTCAGCGGTCTCATAGGCCTCAAGCGCCGCAATCTTTTCCTCGGCGGTCATGTTTGTATAACCTTCAATCTTGGAAACATCAATTTTTGCCATTTCTTACTCCTTGTGTTTACACTTCTCTGTGTTCGTTGTTCGTGTGATTAAGGTTTTCTCTAACCATGTTCTCCGTTGCTTCCCGCTCACGCTGTTCCTCGTAATATTCCATACTCATCGAGTAAGCCGATTCAGCGTCCGTAAAAAGCCCAGAGTGCTGAAAAGCCAACTGCGGGTGAATCTTCGGTTCTTGTAACATCGAAATGAGCACCTGCGACTTGCTCTGAATCGCCTCGTAATTTCTACGGGTGAACTTCATATCGATCTCTCTCAACTTGAGGTTGAGACTGTCCTTTTCGTGGCAGATATGTAGCACCAGTTTGAGCATCTTCTTCTCAGAGCGCTTAAACACGTTCTCGCTGTCCTTGGCTCTCGCTTCTGCGTCCGACCAACCGTCTCTTAGAAGCACTGCCGCTCCCGTGTCGCTTGTAGAAGAACCACCGTTGCGGTTCGGCAGGCCACATATTGCCAAAATCGCGTTGTAGTAATCGTCCTTGAGTGTCTGCGACTGCGACTGATTCAAGTCCGTACTCACCACCGCCACGTCTGCGTTGAGTCCATCGCTCGACTTCACCTTGATTGCACCAAGGCTCAGAAATTCCTCGAATCCCTCTTTGTCAATGTCACAGTTAATGAACTTGATAAACGCCTGTACCATTTGCTCCATGCCGTCCAGGCGATTGCTCTCAACGTTGTTGATAGCGTCCAGTAGGGGAAGAACAATCTCAAATGCTCCGAGCCGAGCATTGTTTGCGGGGTATTCGATAATCGGGATGCTGTTCATGGCGTGCGCTTTTACACCCACCTCCACACCGAGGTCACTCAGAGAGTAATACCTGTTCTCTGTATAGACCGAGTAATGCCGATACCCGTTCTCATCGGTGTTGTACTTAACCGCCATGAGTGGTTTGTTACCGAGTTCCGTGGAATACACCACGAATGTATCTCGCGGATCCAACGTATATAACTCAAACGGTGCTTCGTCCTCTTCCGCAGCATCATCCGGGAACACCCCTCGGTATGCTGTACCACACACCATCTGCCACTCCACCAACTCTTGGTCTTGCGAGGCCTTATCCTCTGCGAACATGAACTCGTTCAGCATGTTAATCTGTTTAACGACTTCCTCTCCGCCGTTTCTGCTAACGTACTGAATCGGCTCACCGCAAAGGTAACCGACCTTGAATGACACAATCTCGTTCGCTCGGTTCTCCACAATCTTGTTACAGATTTCGGGTCTAATATTCTTAACCCTGTGAAGAATCGGCTGATCCCCCTTGTAGTACTTCCAGAGGTAATCGATTTCGCTACGGTTCTGCTCATGAGTGAAGAGCGCCTGTCTAAGAACGTCCCCCACGTTCTCTTCGGTGATTTCACTCACACTGCTCTTAATAACGCGCCGACCGCTCATTACCCGCGTTCGAGTGCCTATCTGAGACTTGCTCGTATCAATCGTGTGTCCCACGCTCCCCTCCTCTCCGCAAATAAAAAATGGGTGCACAATTACAGGGGTCTATGTGACCCGTGCAATCATGCACCCACAAAATTCATCTTAACTCATTTTAACTCTATATTTTGTATATGTCAACAATTTTAACGCATTATGTTGTGTTTTTCCGTGGATTTTTACACATTTCGATTTACCACGGCCTTTTGAAAACCTCAACCTTCGTTCCGGCAAGACTTTGCGCGTACTCTGCAAGCATGGCAAGACCGTCCGGCACGTCATCGTGCTTGTTCTTGCCTGCCACAGTGTAGGAACAGAGCATGTCCATCATTCGTCCGTAATCGCTGTTGCGCTTGTAGAGGCTCATGTCCTTGAACAAACAATGCTCTTTCACCCACGCGCTGTTCACGATTATCTTGGTCTCTTTGTTGCTCGTTGTGAACTTGGTGGTAATGTGCGTTATACCGCCTTTCTTCTTCACATCGCCCTGCACCTTCTCGGCAACCCTGCCGCCTGCGGAATTACTTTCAAACCGGCAGGAGTTAACCTTATAACGCACCAAAATCTCCACAAGCCTAGCATCAACAATGTTGGGCAGGCTGTTATCACACACGCAATCCTCAATGTAGTAATCGTTCCCATACACGCGCACCACCGGCAGGAACGCGTAATCAGAGCCTTTGTCCTTGGTGTCACAGATACCGATAACAGCATCGGGGTCTTCTGCGGGCATATCAAAATACCTGCGCAACTCATCTTCGTCATAGAGCAGGCCTTCACGCTCAATCGGGTTGTTCATAAAGAGCGCCTTGTAGGAAGCATCGTCCAGGTTTGCTGCCATATCCTCAAAATATTTCTTACTGAACCCCACACCGTAATCGTAATCGAAATTGCTTTCACCTTTCTCATCCAGAGCAGGTAGGACAATAAATCGCGCTCTATCACTAGCACCGTACATGTCCTCCAACCGACCTATCACATCGTGCACCGACCAACGTGTAGCAATGTGTATCTCTTTCGCACCCTCTTTCTTTCTGGACTTTAGATCATTCGTGTAGGTTGTCCACAGTTTGTCGAGACGCTCTTTACTCATGGCCTCTTCAATGCCGGAACACAAGTCATCGGCATACAGAATCTTGTCACAGCGCGTAGCACCTGTAAGAGACGCATTGATTGCCCTACAGGTGAGTGTCGAGAACCGGTGTCGCTTATTTAGATCGATTGTCTCTTCTTTCGAGTTCGTTGCCACCATGGCTACACCCGGGAACACGTCTTTCCAGAGATATTCGCAATCGGTGATGATCTGATACACACCATCGTAAAACGACCGTGTGAGCATACCGGAGTGTGCGGACGCAAGCGACTGTGAATCCGGGTACTTACCCATCACCCATGACAGGAAGAAAATACCGAGCGTGGATTTACCTGTTCCGGGTGGCATGGAAATGGTTAATAGGTCAAGTTCGTCATCAATCAACCCCTGCATCGCCTCTACGACCGGGTGCATCACCTTTCTTCTCGGCGCATAGAACTTCTTGTCCGGTTCTCTTTCCCACTCAACGTACAAGAGATAGCTTTCAAAATCGTATGGCGCGGCCGCAAGCAGTACACGCTTGTGCAGAAGGAACAGGTCTCTCAGTTCCGCTCCTGCAACGGGGATTCTACTCTCTATCAACTCCGAAAGGATTTTCAAATACTCTACGGCAAGCCGTTCGTCCTCTTTCATCGTCTCAAGACACATATAGTACAGGTCTGTATACCCCCCTGCGTCACTCGGGGTCTTTTTTATTTTCCCGAGAATTTTTTCAAGTAGGTCTCTCATCTTCTCTCCTTCACTTTCCGACAAACAAAAAGAGCGCGTCATCGTTTTGCGATAACGCACCCTCTCTAAATCTCAACGGCAGGGGTTTCCGATTCACCCGCCCTGCTGCACATGGTGATACAATCATACCATTTTCTGTCCTGTTTTTCACGGAGTTTTTCCTCGGAGTAGTTAAAGGAGTTAAAAATCGATTTTTTCCCTAACTTTTCTTAATACGCGCGTACTAGAGAAAGTTATAGCAAAAACCGTATTTTCACTACTTTCTACTACTTCCCCGTCACCCCAGGGTATCTTTTTCACCGAGTTACCCGGGAAATCGACCCGATCGAGGTAGTGTAAGTGGTTTAAAATCAAATTTTACAGTAACTTTTCTTAATACGCGCGTACTAGAAAAAGTTATGGGAAATTTCTAATTTTGACTACCTTTACTACTTCCCCTGCGATCACTCCCTCGGAACGTAGGTTAGAACAATGTCGTAACCCAACTCCTCCATCATTCGTACAAACATTCTGTTCACAACATCGTTCTTTTTCAAAAGACGATTGACGTATTGACCGGTTGTTCCGATTGCTTCACCGAGATCAACCTGTGTCATTCCCGCTTCGACTAGCTTTACCTTGGTGTCGATTTCAATATTGTTTTTTACCATGTGTGGCTCCTTTCAATCTTCATTGGTTGAATTGTAGCACAGTGTTGTTTGAAAATCAACTTATATGTGTTATTTTTAACACTGAATAATAGCTTTTTGTTTTTGGAGGGTGTGCGGAGCACTCCCTCCCGCGCCCTGCCCGCTCCTCTATCCCCCCCGGGGTGGGCACGGGAACGCCCCCTGTGACACGTCACGCGCCCCATAGACACGCCCCAACACCTTAACCACACAAATACCCGCCTAAAACTCAAACACGCCTCAAAACGCCTTGTAGCGTGTCACAGCGCCTAACGGTTAAACGCACAACGTAAAAAGGTAGGACGGACGCCCTACCCTGGAATATAAAAAGAACCCGGCTCATGCCGGGTTATTTTGTTCTTTTGAGTAAATCGCCTAGTAGCAGAAACGGAAACGTTAACACAATTAGTAAAAAAAGAACCATGAAATCACCCCCTTCTCAAATGTGATCCAACTTGTTAATGCATACATGCGGAAAATCAAAACGCGTTCTATGATACGCATCCCCTTCAATCGGGTATATGGTTGTGTGTGGGTGTATGCTAGTATCCACCGCGTTCCCTATAGCGATCAACTCCGTTAATACGCGTTCACCGCGTACAAGCGTGCCGTCCTGTCTACAACCCACATAGCGGGTGGTAACAAGGTGTACACCGTTATCATACACCCGCCCGTAATCCCCGTCTAGCCACTCAAGCGCTGCTATGAAATCCGCTTTACTAACGCCCGTGTGTTTGTGCCAATTCTCAAAAATGCGACTTTGTCCGGTTTCCACCAACCAAATACGCGTCTCAAGTGCTGTGTGCCGTGCCATACTGTCAACCTTCCTCTCCGTTTTTCATTTCCCAAACGTCATGTAGTGAAACGAAATCGCCGACACGCTCATGATACCGTCTATATGCTGCTATGCCGTCATATATCAGCACGGGCATGTTGATGAACGCGCTTAGCCGCTGTGCATCAATCCCCGTTTCTTTGCACGCTCTGAAAACACCAGAGGTGTACACGTCCCGGACTCTTTCGAATCTATCCGGGAAACTCTCATAACAAAAATACATGTAGTTTGAAACATTATCATACGCGCTAAAAACCGCCTCTTTGTCTCCGACCCGCTCAGCATAGCTTTCGCAAAACATAAAAGCGTCCGTAACCCAATCTAGAAAATCACTATCGCTTTCTTCAAGGGTTATCGGTAACCCACCCCACAAAGCCCGACCCACCGCCGTTAAATCCTTGCCCGTAAGATGCGCGGCAAAAAGCGCCGCGCCTGCTAATCTGAAAAACTCCATGGTGTCCCCTCTCATACTAGCGCGGGATCAACCCCGCGCTCTACTAGTTTCACGGTTCCGCGCTTTATGCCGTGATAGAATGCATCGGCTGTCAACATTCCCGTTGCTTCCACCCACCCCGCGCGCGTTTTACGAAACACCGTTCGCGAATTTCTAAAACCCGGTTCATATCCGTACAAAATTGTTTGATCGTTACCAAACAACACAATTTTGCCCGCCACGGTGTAAGATCGTTCGGTACTATACCACCGCCGAGGCTTGTTTTCATCGTAGAACCGGACACCGAAAAACCGATATATCCAATGCTTTTTCACCTCAACCGCTTCTACGTCATTAGGTGACAGGTGATATTTTTTACACTCTTCCGCTGTAAGGATTTCGTCCTTGACAATGTTAATTCTGTTTGCAAACGTGCCGCGTTCCGCGCCGTCAAACTGTGCTTTAACTCTGTAATACAGCATTTCTTTCCCCTCTCCGCGCTTATTTCACTGTAAAGCGCATGTACTCCGTCTCCGTGGTGTACGCGTCATAAAGCGCCGCGTGCTCTTCCTTGAAACCCTTTGTGTCAAAACGGCGGGTTTTAAACCCTCTAAATAAGGAAAAATTAATGTTTAAAAAAATCT